CGATTCTGGATGTTCTTAACACGAACGGCCACCTGCTCTAACGCACGAGTGACGCGATCCTCAATCTCATCGATCTCATCATCGTCGCGATGGAAACGCACTACGTGGAACCGTAGCGGCTCTGGGACAAATGGATGGAACGAAACAAAGTCGCACCACTTACGACCAGTGATCCACAGATTGCCCTGCATCTGCCAAATGTAATCGCGATCGCTTGTCCCATCTCGCTCGATGTTGGCTAGATGCGTGTGGACGGTGTAGGGGCATTTGATTTCAAGAACACCTTCATCACCGACAAGACAGTCAGGCGATCCGCCACAAAAGGCAAGCCCTGGGTGATTGATGAACCCGACTTGCTTGAGTGCCTGTCGCGTCGTCATGTTCCATTGGTACAGTTGCCGAGCAGTGGGCTCATGCCTGTTGCCATGGTCTATGTACTTCGAATTGATCTCGTCTTGCGGCTTGCCAGTAATGCGCTCGGCGATTACCTGCGTGATGTAGGTAAGCGCACCTTGCGACCAGCCGCCAGATCGGCCTTTGCCTGCCAGCTTACCGAAGCAACTGGCCGTTATCTTTCCGCAGCGTGCGGCGTACCACTCTGGTGAGCCTTGAATTAACTCTGCTCGCGCAGCAGGCGTAGAAGTCCTGTCGTCAGCACTCGACATGGTTATGTGATTCCTTTTATTCGCGATAGGGTAATAGCGAATTGTGGTGGCTGGACTCGAACCAGCGGCCTCGTGGTTATGAGCCACGCGAGATACCAACTTCTCCACACCACAGTATTCCGGTTACGTCTCCGGAGCGGAGTTACACCGCCGTGGTCATTTCGTTTGCACGATCCTTTGATACTGCCGTCCCGGCACGGCTTTACCCGTTTGGCCTGGCATCCCAGTTCGGGCTGGGGCTCCCGTAAGGTATCCTTTAGCGTCTCTCACGGCGACGTTGGTTCGCGAACCGGGGTCAATGATAACGATGTGCAAATTGGGAAGCAAGTGGCATTCTCAAAAATCCTGAATTTGGTTTGTCTCAACGTTGGAACAAACGAAAAAGCCTCCCAGCGAGTTACCCGGTCGCTGAGAGGCTTACTTGTGTGCGTTCGTGCTGGAACGCCACGCATATACTACTGCGATTGATAGTGCGCGGCAAGCTTCTCCCGCCGCTCTATGAAGCTTGGCTTTAGCTTGCGGGCACCTTGTACCTTTACGCCACCCTCGTCGTCGAAGTAGTGCGTCAGGTAACGCAGAGCATCGCCATACGTCGGGGCGAACTGCTTTCGGAAGTTATCGAACTCTTCGCTAACTTTCTTGTGGCGTTCGGCAGCCTCTTCGTAATGAACCTCTGTCTTGTACTCGTGCTTGGGCAGAACTTTACCCATCGCTTCGTAAACGAGATCGCCCCTACGCTCATCTTGTCGAGCTTGAACTCGCTTCAAGTCTTCTGGTGGAAGGTACTGACTGAAGGCTGGTAGATCGCTTTCCCAGTTCATGTACTTGATGTACTTATTAACCTGTTTGGCGCGTTCCTCTGGTGTTGCGTCGAGGTAAGCAGTCTTCGGGCCATAGGTATTCACGGATGCGCCCATGAAGTTCAGGACGTTTAAAGCCAATCCCTTGGGAATGCCACGATGCCGCATTGTAGACCACACTTCGCCTACTGAAATCGGAACGAACAAGCCACCGACTAGTTCAGCCGGCGTCACATCGTCTCCAACCACATTCTTCATGCCGCTAAACACAGTCGCCACTGCACCAGGAACTGGCGCAAACTTGGTGCGTGTGAATCTCCACAGTTCAGAGCCATGGGTTGTCTCGTATGGACCACCCTCGTAGAACGGCTTGATCTTGCCAGTTGCGATGCTCTTTGTGTGAAAGGACAACATCCGTGACGAGAACACTATCACTTGCGCCAGTCCAGCTAGTGGATCAATCCGCGTGTCATCGATTCGCACCTTTCCGAAATCAGCCGACAGCATGTCACCTGCAAGTGGATTAATCGCCAGCGAAGGCTTTTCCTCTTCGTCATCATCGGCCATTGCTGCCAGATACGCTAATGCTGTCAATGATCCAATGAATACCGCCGCCCCAGTAAACGTCCTGGCATACTCTTTGGCTATCAGCATCTTCACACGTCCCGAGTTCTTACTTGATCCCAGCACATAAAACGGCATCGCCAAGTATTGGAAACGTGAAGCCACGTAGCGAGGCGCGAAGAATACGGCGTTCATAGTGGCTGCCCAATCATTGAACTTTTTGAAGTCTGATCGACCAGTAGCGACATTGATGTAGCTTGCAATCACCTTGGCTTCTTCCTTGGTGACCTGCCCGCCTTGTCCAAGGTTCTCTACCATCGTGTCGAATAGATCGGCCCGAAGGTTATTGATGAACGTCACATAGGCTCTAGCTGAGGCCGCCACTGGTTCTAGTGCAAGCTTGGTTGCTGCTTGAACTTTCTTGCCGGCGAAGTCAACGCCAGTTCGAGCCCACCGGCCCATGAACGCCTCTTCCTGCCTAGTCAGCTTGCCTTCCGAGTCTGTGATGTTCAGGCCAGACTCTTCGTAAAGCTGTGCGTTCGGTCGCGACCTGAGCTTTTCCATCGACTGGAATTCCTTCTCGCGGCTCCAAATCGAACGCCACATTTCCGCAGCCGCTTTTCTTGCCATGACAGGGTGCGAGTAAACGCCAAGCCCACCCTGCCGAAGCACGGCCGACAAGTCGATCGATGTCATGATTGCTCGTGACAAGTGAGCCGATTCGCGGATGATGTCGATGGCTCGTCCCACTGGCGAAAGGTTATCCAAGTGGTACTTCGATAACGCCTCAAAGAAATCATGCTTCACGTCGGCCAACTGCTTCTTTAGGTCCAGTTCACCTTGAGTCAGAACACGAGGCTGCTTCTTCTGCTTGGGCGCGAAGTCGCCTTGAGCGATCTTGTCCATGTACATCGCCAGTTGGGTTCGTAGGTGTGCCTCGTAGGCCCTGCTGGCTCGCTCAGCCGCCATATTCGGATTAGCTGCCGCCACAAGCGCTTTCTTGGTTGCACGAAGCGATTCCAGCTTTGCCTGCCTGGCGTTGATCTCTGGCGATGTAAGCGGGACTGGCTTGGGCTTCAGTGTGAAGTCACCAGCAGCCAATTCCTTTTCCAACGCTTCAATCGATCGATCCAGCGCACGCACCTTTGTCTGCTCATCCGTTTTCCGTAAAGCGTTCCGCTGATCGTGCAGTGCCTTCAGGCGTGCCCGCTTGGCGTCCAGTTCGGGCGTAGACAGCGGTGCGGCCTGCGGTGCGGGTGAAATGTCCCCTGCGGCCAACTTCGCTTCCAGGGACGCGATAGCGGCATCCAAGGCCCTGTTGGCGGAAGCGATCTTCTGGGCCTGGGTAGCCCCCTTGGGCGGAAACATATCCTTGTGGACTTGCCGAAGTGCATCGCGATCCTTGCGAAGCTGTTCCAGTTCGGCATCAGGAATCAGTTCAGTCTTGTTTCGGACGACTCGACTGCCCGTCTGGATCTCGTAGGTCATGTCGGCGATTCTGTTCCGAACCGCCGTCTTAGCGGCTGCCATTGCCGACTTTAACTGCGTCTCTGGATCCGTGACGACGAAACCGCCTCGCCGCTTGGCTTCGTTCACCAACTGCGTCAGACGGCGCTCTTCGTCCGACTGTGATCGACGTTCCACGCCTGTCTTGGCCGGGGCGATCCCCTTTTCCATGTCTTCAAGCTTGGCAAGCTGCTGTAGCTGGCCGTTGATGTCTCGAATGATCTGGTCGATTGGATCTTTCGACAACTGAGAGAACTGGCCGTAACTGCTCAGCGCGTCCATTGTCTGGCGGCGTGTGATTTCGGGAAGTATCTCCCGTAGCGCATCGTGAACCGCGTCAACGATCTCCTCTCGCTCGGTGACACCATTTTCGACCAATGATCGCTGAACCTGCCTGGCGAACCGCGTTAGCTGTCCGACGTTGGTTATGTCTAGTGATGGCTGGGTAATTTCGCCGTCTGCTGCCAATTGGTCCCAAGCTGCTCGGAATGTAGGCTCGGCAGCCTTAGCCTCTTTCGCCCCCATATTCTTGGCGGCTGAGTACATAAACTCACGAAACGTCACCACCCCTAAGTCAGCATAAGCCTTTATTACTTCAATGGCTGATGGAAGAAATCGAAGATCAACACCAGAATACAGTGTCCCCTTGGCTATATCGCCGAACTTCTTCCATGCGGCAGCTACTCGTTCCTCTGCCTTGAGTCGTACCTTTGACTTCGGCTTTTCAGCAGGTGGCTTTTTCGTTTCCTCGATATCCTTCTTGATCGCTTCATCGATAGCCTTCGCTTGTTCTTGTTCAGCAGCTTTGGCTTCCAACTCAGCAATCCGCTTTTGCAGCTCCTCGATCTGTTTAGCCTGCTCGGAAATCTTTGCCACCTGTTCATCAGAAAGCTCATTGCCGCCGTTGGCTACTCGAGCGCGCCTGACCATTGATGCCAGCGAGAAGTCTTGCTTTAGGAATATCTGGCGCGACACACCAGCCCTACCCCAAGCAGTACCCGCCTTATCCAGTGCCGTTTCAATAGCTGCCAGTCGGCGCATAATCACCCTGGCATCATCCTGGGCTATCGCAATAGCCGCTGGGTCGCCATCTGCTTTGGCTTGTGTCAGCTTTGTGTCGGCCGCTTCAAATAGATTGTTAACGGCGCGATAGTGATACTGAAGCACCATCCCTTCCATCTCATCCACGCTGGTCTTTTCGCCACTAAGCAACTGCTCAACGAGTGTGTTGCCTGCATAGGGATCGCTGGCGATTCGGTTGCCAGCCGCGTCTAGCCACTGTTGAACTGTTTGCGGTGTGACCTCTGGCATAGGATCTTCGCCGCGCTGAGCCCGAAGCTCGTCGACGATCGCATTCTTGACGCTGGTGAGCGGAATCGATTCTGCCGGCACTAGCTCGGGGTGCGGCTGTGGCGTTTCGGGTGGCGTGCCATCCTCATCAGCGACAGGATAGGCATTCACTTGCCTGTCCCATTCCTGCTGAAGCGCTGCTTCCATCCGATTTGCCATCTTCTCGCCGTACTTCGCCACCATGCGTTCCATCAGCTCAGCGAAGTTCAACGTTCCAGCCTTGATCGCCTTGGCAACCACCTTCGCCGCGGCTGCAATCACTTCAGGATTAAGCGGTAGGTTCATCCCTAGCTTGCCCTTGATGGTGTTGCCTAATTCATCTACAGCGTCCGCTAGTTCTTTATTAGCCTTCTCGGCAGCCTTCTTGAGTTTCGTCTTTGATTGCGGCGGAGGGAACTTCGCTGCCTCTGCCGCTTCAGCTTCGAAGTCATACTTGCCGTCTACAAGATCCTTTAACTTAGAGTCCGGCTTGCTCATGGCCATCGGCATCACGATTGCCACTAAGTCGCCATCGACGGCATAGGAAATCGGCTCGCCGTCTTCCCTGAAGTAAGGAATCGCACTGGGGTACTTCTTCAGAATCGTGTCATGCAACGACTTATCGAAGATAGCAGCATCACCGTCTTGACTCTGAAGGACAACAGTTCGTGCATCGAGATAGCCACCACGATAACCGATCGGCTTCATAGCGTTAGCCGAACGACTAAGGGCCTTACGGCCGTCGGTCATCATCTTCGCGACTGTCGTTAGAGGTCTGCCTTCGTCGGTCTGCCCAACTCCCTTTAGAATCGCATCACGGTCCTTATCGTTCACTTTCAACAGCAAGCGACCATCGGTGACCAAATTGTTTTCACGAAGTAGTTTGGCGAAACTGTCTCGTCTGCCTCCAAGAGCACCTTTCATCGCTTCAGCAAGGCCAGCGTTCGTGAGTCCAATGTTTTGCGCGTCCTCTCGAACAAACCTTTTGTCAGCATCCTTGTCAAACGTGCCGTCGATGATCCGCTGAGCGATTTCCTTCGCTTTCTTGGTTTCGATGATTCCACTGGCGAGGATGGCACCCTTTGTCTTTACTGGAGTTTTGCCTTTGACTTCGCCGGTGTACTTCTCTGCCTCCTTAATTGACCATTCGCCGTCATTCTTGCCTTTCTCCATAACCAAGGTGCGTTCGCCTGCGGTGACTCGAATTGTTTTGCTAACTCCCGGCGCGTTCACTCCATTGCTCATTTCCATGAAGTCGGCTTCGACTGGCGATGGACTGGCTACGGGTTCGGTCACTTCTTGCTTTGGTGGCTCTCGCTCAGTCGTAGAATCAACGCTCATCCCAGCCATCACCATTTTTTCAAGAATGACTTTGCGATTGCCTATCTCGTCGACCCATCCGCCGTCGTTAAGATTGACTAGCGCCACATCATACTTATCCACTGGAGCCAGACCCCAGTTCTTGTGAATGACCGCATCTATCGTAAATTCCTTGCCCGTCTTTTTGTCAGTGAACGTGTCTCCAAGTCCGAGCCTCTTGCTTCGTCGCTTAGGCTTGTCGTCTGAAGGTGGCTTGACTGGAAAGGGTGCTTCGTTTACCGCAATGCGAATACCAGCGGACTTTAGTTTCTTCAAGTATCCGTCGAGTTGATGATACGGAAAACCAGTCATCGGAATCGGGTTATCGACTGACTTGTCTCGCGTGGTTAAAGTTAGACCAAGCATCTTTGCAGCCTTCTGAGCATCCTCGAAGTAGAGCTCGTAGAAGTCTCCCATGCGGAACATGAGCATCGTGTCGCCACCTGCCGCCTTTGCCTCTGCGAACAACTTTCCGAGAGGCGTGTTGCCGTACTTGGGTTCCGCTGGTGATTCAGTGGTCGCGTCAGCTAGCGACTGCATCTTCTTTGGTGACACTTGACCACGTTGATGCACCTTGTCGAAGATCGCTCGAACCTCGTCAGTCAACTCAACCTTGCGTGCGATAACGCTAAGCACGCCAGACAGCCATTTGGCTATCTTCTGGAAAACTGTCTCAAGTTGTGCTGTGGGTGCCTTGCCTTCCATCCAGTACGACATCATCGCATCGACAAACTTCTCCTCGTCATCACCGGTCCAATTTCCGTCCTCTACGCCCACGAAGTCTTCAATCGTGCGAATGTCTTCGTCAGTGATGTCGCCTCGTTGTTCCTGTGTAGCATTCCTATTGAACAGGAATCGCCGCATTGGGTGCCCCCATTCATGGAAGAACGAAGACACATCTGCTTGGTCTGTAGCACCTATGATTGCTTTGGAGGCGCTGACAAAGTGCGTCCATGCCTGAATAGTGCCTTGTTGGTCGCGCTGCTGTTGAAGAAGTGTGTTTGGTGTGTCGCCGCTAAAAAACTTCTTAATGTCATTTACGATACGTCGCGACTTTGTGCCCTCTGGGTATTCCTGAGACCACCGGCGCATCGGCGCTCGGTAATACTCATTGCCCTCGCTCCATTCGCCAAGTCCGTCTTCTAGATCGACAACAATTTCTCCGTTGTGGCGATCCGCCATTCTACTAATGGCAGATAACTGCCCTGCGGTTGGTAGTTTGGCAATGTCAAGCGACCCAGAGTTTTCATCCATGCGGATCCAACCGTATGCGATGATCTCTTGCATACCGGCAGTGCCACCAGCTTCACGATGATCCATTGCTCGCTCGCCAGGACTCCCGCCAAGACGCTTTCCAGAGAAGTCGGCAAACGTGCCATCTGGCTTGATGTAGCCAGCCTCTTTAGGGTTCGTGGTTGTTCCCAGTTCGCGAAGCCTCTCCCAGTTGACGTTCTTCAACTCTTCTTTGGTGATCGCTTTGTCTTTGCGAGCCTGTTCCGAACCAGTTGCGAACTGGTATGCAGCAATCCAGTCCTCATTGAAGTTGAGTAGATTGCGTTCCTTGATCGCTCGCCGAACGTCTTCTGCACCGCGAGAGTCGTAGCCCATCGACTTCAGCCTGCGTGACATCTTGTCGAGCACGGCCTTAGGGATTGCGTCGGCGTCGATACTGGACTGCGTTAGAGAATCCCCAGGCATCGACGCTCCAGGAAGTGCAATCTCCACCTCACCCGGCGATGTAACGTCAGCAAGAATGTCGGCCACTATCGCCTGTTCGCGATTGAGCTGGAACGTGTCTTGGATCTGCTGTATGCGGTCTGGAGACTGGCTGGCTTTCCTGTTCTGCTTCTCCTTTGGATCCACTGTTCCGCTGTCGGTGATTTGCGCCTTCTCTACTGCTGGCACAACATCGATGTCCGTCTTTGGATCGCCATCCTGCCCCGGCTGTCGCCAGCGAATTTTCTTCAGAACAGCAACAGCCATCTCCTGTACCTTGGGAGTTCCGCCTGCCACGGTCCATTCGTTGTCGTCATTTCCCTGTTCAAGTAACGTTGGCTTTGCGCCGACATAACCCACCGATACGCCACCGCCCTTGGCCTTCGTTACCCTTGGCAGCCCTGCCTGCTTCATCATCTCAGCTACCACGTCTTGAGGGGTGGATCGCTTAATACCCAAGTCCTCGATATTGATGCCAACCGTCTGGCCTTCCTTCAACTCGGATGGATGCAAGTTGAAAGCGGTCGGCTCAAGCTTGAACTCGTAACCGTCTCGGTAGAGTAATTTGCCATCTTTAACTGTGAAGACCGGATCATAAGTAAACTCAGGAACAGCTATCGCCAAGTCTTTGACAATCCGCAGTCCATTGTCGGTCATCACATTACCCAGCCCAGGTGGAATGCCGTTCGCGCCGAGGTCATCGGCCGTAAGGATCAAGTCAGCGTCAATGTCCGTCTTGGCAACTTCAGCCAAGGCTTGGACAGTGGCGTAGTCCTGCTCGCTAAGCATGGAATAGTCTTCGTTGTCCCATGCAGCGTTTATCTGCTTCGCCCTGGCAACCAGCTCGGCTGACAGAGTGCCCTTTTCATTGGTATCCACATTGAAGTCGACACCAAGCAGGTCAAACAGTCCAATCAATTCCTGCATAGCTGACTTTTTTGCGATGAACGGAAATGCTAACCCTGATCGCGCATGAGTTAGTCCGAAGTCATTACTGCCTTCTTCAAGCGTCTTGTGAAGAATCAGACCATTAAGATACAGTTCACCATTGAAGTCACCATCGACAATCTTGCCGTCCACAATCTTCACTGGACCACCAACCGCCTCTTGGCGAAGCTTGACTGGCTTCGTCTTGGGCTTCTGTTTCTTCAGCGCCTTGCTAATCCGCTCATCCAGATAATACTTCTTGGCACGCTCTCGTGCGTTAGTCAACGCTTCCTGTTCTTTCTTGGCTTTCTCTGCCTCTTTCACCTTGCGTTCATCGTCATCGCGCTTCCGGCTCGCTTCACGACTTTCATTGATCGCGTCCTTGACCGCTGTATCAACCACCAATCTCTTAGCCAGCCAATTCTTGTCATCCAGTGAAGCCTCTCGGTACTGCTTGGTAAACTCTTCGACCTGCTCGGCGCTCAGGTCTGACTGACGCCCGTATGTAGATTCCGGCTTCAGCTCACCGATCTCCTGGGAGACACGAGACTCTCTGGTTCGCTTCGCTTGAACTTCAACTACGTCGGCAAGTGAACGATCCTCAAACACCGTGAACCAGTTGGATGCTGCAAGAGCTATTTGCTCTGCATCGCCAGAAGTGAAACCTTTAGACTTGGCGATCTCTTTAGCGCGACCCTGAAGTTCGGCATCAAATCGATCGGCTTCCTTCTCTTCTTTAGAAACCTCTGCTCTTGCCGCCTCTCTGCCCATCTCCCCCCGTCGCGCAGCATCTTCAGCAACGCCAGCCTTCAGCTTGTGAATCGCTTTCATGCCGGCTAGGTAATGATCGTAGGACCGAGGCGATTCCAGTTCATCTTCGAGCTTGGCTAATGTGTCAGCAGCATAGTCAGCCGCGATCTCGCCCTGAACAACATTGATTCGCCTGTTGAGAAACTCAATGTCTTTTCTAACTGCTGCCCGCTTCTTAGTGGCGTTAGATCGCAAGCCATCGTGCTCACCACGTTTGGCTCTCGCCTTCCTTTCCAAGTCGGCTATTTCAGCCTTTGCCTTTTCCACTCGCTCTGCCTGGAACTGCCGCGTGGTACTTCCCTTATCAAAAGTGGTTCGATTGAACTTGGGGATTACTGGTTCTGGAAGTGGTTCAGCCACAGGCTCATCGGGCTTCTTGTCAGCAATAGGTGCCGATTCTTCGACCAGCGATATCCGCGATGAGTCAACTCTGAACGTTCCATCCTGACCATCTGGTTGTACTTCTGGAACAGAAGATTTCTTATCTTTGGACAAATTTTCTTGTGCTGGCTTCTTGCCCGTCCGTTTCTCTGGCTTTTGTGCTGTGCGCAGTTCGTCCAGCAGCATGCGTTTGGCTTCGTCATTTGGCGTCCATTTGCCAATGAACTTCAGAACAGCCTCGCGCAGCTTGTCCCACAGCGTAGGATTACTCTGCATGAGCTGATCGCGGAATGCCTTGTCCTCGAAGAACTTCTGAACCATGCGCGCACGGCCCTCGCGCATGTGGTCCCGCTTGCTGGTCTTGAGTCTTTTCTGAACATCAGGGCTGGCAGACTGGTAATACTCATCCATCATCGTTTTCAGCTCGGACGAGTCTGCCGGCAGGATTTCATCCAGCCCCGTCGAGTGTGCCATCTCGTGGCCGATCATGCCCCACAGCTTGTCGCCTTGCAGTGCATTGCTGATGAGAACTACCTTGTCGTCTCGCTGGTACGAGCCAATTGGTGCTTTCTTATCCGACTTGGCTATGTCAACGAACGCCAGCTTTTGGCCGCGCGACGTGGCGAAGTCCAACGCCTCTTGTTGCTCGGCGCTCAGCTTGGCAACCGGCGTAGCTTCGATGCCCCAGCTGTTCTTGAAGTTGCGGATCGCTCGAACGATGTCAGCGTCATCGGGGTCGTTCAGGTCGCCTGGTGTAATATTTTGAATCCATCCTCCATCCGGACCTTTGACCGCAAACGTGCCTTTCTCTTGGTCATAGCTTTTAACCATAACATTGATACGCTTGCCGCTTTTTTCCACCATTGATGCTGGCAGGCCCTTGCCAGGAATGAATCGCACGCCATCGCCTGGGTCATCTGTTGCAGCTTCAAATGCTCTGGCAGCTACCGAACCCGGTTTGATCTTGCGACGTTCAAGCTCAGCAGCAGACGATTCATTGCTCTCATTCAAGATTCCCTCTGGGACAATCGCGTCGACCGTCGCAGTTGTCGGTGGCGCTGCAGTGCCCTTGGATTCAGCGGCATCGGCCGGAACTGACTTACTGGCAATCAAATGCCTTGCATAGTCGATTCCGATCTTGGTTATCTTGTCACTTCCCAGGTAAGCCCCGTCAGGAGACTCCAGTTGCCCAGCTTCATTTACAATCGCTCCATCAGCTACCTTTCGCTCAATGAGTTCTTTGACGGTAACGACTTTCCCTTGATAGCTCCTCTGCTTGCCAAGAGTGCTGAGTTGTCGCCCTTTGACTATCGGAGTATCTGACAAGAAACCCTGGAAACTTCCTTCATACTCTTGCTGTTTCTTTACTGCCGCATCTTCGTCTGCCTTAGCTTTCTCCTGTCGAGCGATCTTGTCATCGCTTTGCCGCTTTGCTATTTCGGAATGCTTCGTCGCTTCTGCTTTAGTGTCAAATAGCGAATCGCCAAACCCTTTATTCTCAAACTCTTTGACGGCGAACTTCTCTTTTCCGCCAAGTGTTGTTTTGTATACGCCAAACATCGGAATCTTGGCGTGGTCGTCGGCGCGGGCCTCGGAGGGCTGATTCTCGCCAGCCGTTTCGCCCATGCTCGTCTCCGGGGTGGCCGGTGCGTCGGGACTAACGACTGGAGTAACAGTTGTCGGCTTCGTGCCACTTCCCTCCGAAGGCCCAGCCGTCGACGGCGTTTCTTCACCAAGCAGACCTGCTAACTCATCCTCTGCTTGGTCCCTTTCTGGATCGACCTTCCATGAGACATCACCAGGCGCAACAGTGTTGGCCATCGTCTGCACGTCGCCCATTTTGCGACCAGACGAATTCAGTAGCGTTCCATCATCTAGGACTTTGAACGACTGGCCTTTGTAGCCCTTACTTTCGAACTCTGCGCCCGGCTTAGCCTTGTCGGCAAACTCTTGACGAGCTTGCAATGTTTCTGGCGAGATCGGTTTGCCAAACTTGTCCTTGGTTACGAGAACAACACCCTCAGATGGATCAACGGGTTGCCGTGTCTTTATTCGCTCTATGTTGGTTTTGGCGTTTGGATCTTGCCGATAGAGTTTGCCGTCGGTGCCTTGAACAACATCCCATGCCGGTTGTGATGGCTCAGCGACTTCCGGTTGCTCTAGCGACGCACCTGGTTGCGACGCGGCCGGCTGCGACGCTGGATCCACAGGCGCAGTCGGCGGCAATACTGGTTCGGTCGGTGGCGTAGCTGCTGTGCCTGCTGGCTCTGGTAATCGAGGTGGTCCTGCTGGGGGTTGCCCTTGAAGCGGAGGAGGTATTGTTCCAACTGTTGGAACAATGGTCGCCTGCTGGGTCAGTTCCTCGATCTGCTTGTCAGCATTGGCCAGCCGTTCCTTGCGATTCTTGCCCTCTATGTTCAGATTCTTAGCGTCGTTTAGCGAAACGAAGCCTTTGGCCCGTACTTCCTGCAATTGCGACAAACGAGCTTGTGCGGCCGACAGGCCGGCACCACCAACAGCAGGAGCGCCCAGCAGAAACGCCATAGGCAATGCCGCTTCCTTGGCTTGGTCCCATCCGTTTTTGAACGCGTCTGCAATCGACTTGTCTTCGGCATTTGCGTCAAGGTACTGCGCGACATGCTGGCCAAGGCCGCTTGTGACGCCTTGCAAGTATTCCTCAGTCAATTCGCCGGGGGCCTGCTTGGCAGCGTTCCAGAGATACTGACGAGCCGCTTTTATAGCTCCTTCGGCTAATGGTACTGGTCCTGCTTTGAACGGATTCGGGACTATCCCCTCGATAAGACCAGTCACTGTTGCCGTCCCGCCAGCAAGCAGCCTTGTCGTGAGATTATCTTCCATGCCCATTTCTTTGAGCTGGTCGACTTCCTGGGCGTATTGTGAAGGGAACGCCGCGGCTGTGATCCCTGCAAGCTCGCCAACCTTACCTGCTGCTTTTAATGTTGCCCGCCCCATACCTGCTTTGGCTGCCATCATCGCAGCCGCTGGCTTTGCTGCTTGCGTCAATGCAGCACGACCTAATCCAGCCCCACCAACTACCGTAGCCATCCATGGAGCCATTTCAGCCGCTTGCAGCGGACCACGTTCGTACCACGGATCGCCTGGACGGGCTGGATTGAATTCTTGTGCTGCTGCTGCATCCAATTGGCGAATGTAATCAATCTCTTCAGGTGTACCACCTAAGCCGGTCAATTCCATGATCGGCTGACTTACGCCATGGCTTATCCCGCGACTTACTGCACCTAAAGCGCGTCCAACAGCACCGCCTCGATCATCACCTAACTGCTGCGCAATTCCTGGGGCGAGATTCAATGCTTCTTGTCGCTGCTCAGGCGTCATCTTGCGATAAATGTCGAGCACCTTAGTTCTGTCGCCAAGGTTCGCAACCATTTCCCTAGCAGGCGCAGCAATCTCGGGTGGGGCCTGCTCGGCGTATGCCCGCTGCTGTCGACGGTTCTCTATTTCTAATTCAGCCATCCCCTTGGCAGCTTTTTGCAAAAAGCTCACGCCAGGCGCTGCGCTCGTTCTCCGGTCGATGATGGCCTTTTCTCGCTCATCAATCTGCCCGACACCCGCGACAACTTCAGTCGGTGCTGCCAGCTTGCCAGCTCGTTTTATTCTGTCAGTCAGCGTTTCCATAACTACATCAATCCTGTGCTTGGATAAACCATGTCGTCGCTTTTCTGGGTGGCCATCAGTTGTTCAACATCGATTCCTTTCGACTTCAAATACATCAACGCCTGCGCAGCATCTCTATCAGATGTGCTCGGGCTCAGAAGAACACCAATGGCAGCCTGTACGTCAGGAGACTGCCCTTGGTGGACCTCTTGCATTTTGTTGATAAACGCGCGGTCTGCTTCATTCTTAGCGCCGGACGCCATCGCGCCAAAGTCTAGTGCTACAGGTTTACTGGGCGCGGCTGTCACGGTTTGGGTTTGGTTCGCCGACTGTGGCTGCACCACTCCTGCCCATTGATTAGGTGACGGTGGCATTCCTGCATCTGGTCTATTTGCTGTCAGCGGTGTGGCATCCTTGTAGTAATACGGATTGCCGCCACTCTCTGGCGTCGTCAGCTTGTAGCCCTGCCCAGCCATCTGTGCGCCATAAGTAGCTGCTGGTGTCGGTGCCGGTGGCATTCCCGGATCTGGCAATTGTGCCATTGGATTTTGCGGCGTGGATGATTCAAGAATAGACCTGCTTTGCCCAGGTGCCGCTGGTGCTGTTCCCTGCATGGATGGCGCATCGGTTGGCGTGCCGTACTGTGGCCTTCCAAGTGCCTTCTGGCGGAAGTCGTAATCCTTCTGCATCTTCTCCAGTGCCTTTTCTGGCGTAACGTCAGGAACGTTACCATCCTTATCCGGCACCTGCATGGCGTCCATCGTTGAATTCAAGTCCTTCTGGAACTTGTCTTCGTTCTCGCTGTAGTAATCCTGAAATGACTTTGGCCGCTGCTTGCTCTCAGGCAAAGGCTCTAAGCCACCCTTTGCATTCGGAACGTATCGCATGCCCGTTTGTGGATCAGTAATCACGCTCTGTTCAAACTGCTCTTGTGCGCTAGGTTGCGGCCTTGGAGGAGGAACCTCACTCAGTATTTTCGCCAGTTCGGCGTTGTATTGGTCTAGGTAGCTCTGTCGTGCCGTTTCGTCAAAACCTGAACCCATAACTATGGTTTTGCCAGCAATCAGGTTTTGTATTCTTTGTCGTGCCGCCGGGTCTTTTATTTCGCCGTTTGCCAGCATGTCTTTGGCGTGCGTGTCTATTCTGGACCTAGCAGCCTCAAAATCCTTAGCGCGCTGCATCTGCTGCTGCTGTTCGAACAAAACCTTGTCTCTTCCCACCTGGAAGTCGTTCTGGGCCTTGTCTCTGCCTGCTATGAAAGCTTGCTGACGAAAATCCCTTCCGGCCTGGAAGGCGTTTTGCTGAGCATCTCTTCCCACCTGAAGCAGTCGATCGTAGCCAGCTTGCTGAGCTTGATACTTCTGTTGATTCTGCTGCAACACAAGTTGTTGGCCATACTTCCTATTACCATTGGCAGGAAGCGCCACGGCAGCCGCGTCGTGTCTGAATACTATGCCCATTTGAGCCCTTTCCGACTAATTACTTGCCAACTCTGCCACACATTGTAGACCGTCTACTTAATTCTTGCCCACGCGAACAAACTCGTCACACTGCGAGCACGCCTGAAAGCTCTCAGACACAGACCGCGAATCCGACTGGTAATTCTTGCTCAGCAGTTGGCCAGTCGACCCATCTTCATTGACTATGTTGATTTCGTACAGCGGAAACGCTAGCGGCCCGTCGGCACAGAACTTATTGAGCAGATTACATCGATAGACGGCACCACATCCGCACGACGCTTTGCCGGCTGATGGGCCGCGATGCTGGCAGGTTAGTGGCGGTTCGTGAGGCTCGCAACAATAGACAGGCAGGACAATGTTGCCCCGAATCGTAAGTCCGCATTTTGGGCAAGTGTACTCAGCCAAGTGTCACCGTCGCCCCAGCTACTCCGCACAAATCGCCTGGGTCTGTGCCGTTGCAAGTAAAGTTAGTCGTGCTCGTCAGTGGCAACGTCGCCCCAACGGCATCAGCACAAGTAGCAAATACGTCGCTGAAAATATGGATGTAGTAGCCGACCGAATTTCCGACTTGCAAAGTGTACTTCTGGACGATGGTGACCTTTACCAATACGCCGCCTGGGTCAGTCTCGAAATCGATAGCGTAAACGTTGTTAATCGAGTCGCAGCTACCAATCACGTTCGTGCTCAAGTACCAATCAGAAGCGCCAAACAGCGAGCAGTTGTAACCGCCTATCGTCGTACTCCAGCCGCAGTCGCGAACCTTTGTAAACGATGTGCGGAAAACATAGGTTCCGTTGATTCTGTTGCAGCCACCTGGACAGCCGCTGAAGTCTGCAATGCCGCTGATGGTGAAGTAGGTAACGCCGGAACAATCATCGCAGGCAAAACCGCAGCAATCGCAGCCTGGGTTGTCTTGCTTGAATTGACTAGGCACACTTCACCACGATGAATATCCAGAGGCCAGCTTCGTTCATCTCAACCACTGCGTAGGAGTTAGCAGCAATCAAACCGCCTGGGTTGTAGGCTGTGAACGTGTTGGATGTGCTACTAAGTACGCCAGAAGATGAACATGCGTATTCGGTCACGGTTCCGCTCGACATCGTTAGCGTGCCTGTGTCGAATGCTGCAATCGAACTGCCGCCAGTCTTGACATGTTTAATTCGCGGATTGCCAGAATCAATCAACAGCCAGTTAATCACATTGCTATTATGATCGTACAAAACACCAATGGTGTTGCTTAGGCTGCTGGGATGGCCACCATTCAGACTGCCACTAACTACGTATCCTGGATTCTGGCCAAACCTCAAGTGCACATTGTCCGGCGATGGTGGAACGTAGACTGCCTGCCCAATATCTGCGTTTCCTTGAGTGGGCAAAAAAACCGGATAGACTTCACCAATTTTGTAAATGCCTGCTACGCGACTGCCAAATGGTTTAGCTACAGATATGCCGGGCTTGTCTGCATTACCTTCCTCATAGTCAACAAATCGCAGCATCCGTGTGTCAAAACCTCGGCAGATCACATGGTTGGTGTATGTGTCTTCTGCCGCCACCTGCATCAGCACGCAGTACGGGTACGTTCCATCTTGGCGCAGAGTGGCCTGATTGCCACGCATGGGGTTGTAAGGCGTATGGCCATAGCTAGGCGTTGCAACTCTACGCTTGCGAAATCCCATTAGATTGTCTGCACCTATTTACTAACGCACGTCACAAAGCAATTGCGAATTCGTTATGCCTGCGATTACCGCTGTCGCGCTCGCACCGTCGTTGACGGCCGTCTTGATTCGCACATCCAGAATGTCGCCTGGGGACAGGCTTGTTGGCGTCAGTGCAAAATCAACATCTGCGAACGTGAGGCTGTTAATGGTCGTAGCGGCCGTGCTGACGAGATCAGAACCGATCGCGTCGTCTGGATCGCCCTGAAGCTTGTATGCTTCACAGTCCAGCGTCGCCGACGTTCCGGCCACGGTCGTTATCATCCCAGCCTTGAACCGCAGTGTGACGCTCTCGCCAGCTATATACTCCCACGGTAGCTGCACCAAGAATCTCGCGTAGTTGTTGGACGCACCAGCAGCCTTGAGATCTTGAGTCCGCACCGATGGCGTGGCCGTTCCAAAGGTCCCTCCCACAAGGCCAAGATCGTCGGCGGCAGGCGTGCCAGGCAGAACTGTCTGCATCGCATCCCACACTCGGAAGTCGGTTAGCCTTATCGGGAACGCCTGCAACTCTGCCAACTTTAATATGTCGACCTTGGCGATCGGGGGCGATATCGAGCCATTCACGCGAATTGAGCCGGCAACAACGAGGTCACCGGGAATGTTGACTGGATTTGCCATTGTGTAAGTTCCTTTTCAAAAGTGTTTACGTTACGATAAAATGAAACGAGCCAAAGCTGTCGTGGTGGACCGCTTTGGCTCTATATCACAATCCAACTTGCAAGGAGTTGAACTATGTCTACGGATGATTCTACTGTCCGACGCTCCAACGTCAAAGACATCACTGGGAAGCCATTCGGCGACCTTACGGCTATCAGCTATGCCGGAACAAATCTTGGGAGCCAAGCTGGAGCGTATTGGCTGTGTCGCTGCCAATGTGGCGCTGAGAAGGTTCTTAGCGGACGTGCCCTTCGGTCGGGAAACATTCAGTCTTGCGGATGCAGCAAAAGTCGCACGGACGAAGTTGGTAATAAATACGGCAAACTTATGGTGATCGAGTTCGCGGGAAAAACCAAGTCTGGTGATTCTCGCTGGCTGTGCCAATGCGAGTGCGGTAATACAACCATTGTAGCTCGTGGTGATCTTCGCAATGAATCGACCAAGTCTTGCGGCTGCCATCGAGCAAGCGCTGGCGGAGGGTATAAAACGGCAGAGTACAACTCGTGGAAAGACATGAAGAAACGTTGCTACAACCCCAAAGCAAAGTACTACCACTGCTACGGCGAACGCGGAATAGTGATTTGCAAAGGTTGGCTTGATTCCTTCGTTAGTTTCATATCGGACATGGGTAAAAAACCTTCCAGCGACCACAGCGTTGAACGCAAAAACAATGACGGCAACTATTCGTGCGGACACTGCGAGGAATGCATCAAGAACGGATGGCCAGCGAATTGCAAATGGGCAACTACTATGGATCAAGGCCAGAACACTCGCAAAACAAGGCTGCTGACTTGCAATGGAGAAACTCACGGCCTCCGAGAGTGGTCGCGCAGACTCAACGTAACCCATCGCACTATTGCGAGGAGACTTGACGAACAGGGTTGGACTATGGAACAAGTTGTAAAACATTATACTCTATAGTATCTAGCGAAACTGAGTCGCCTAAGGCTGCAACCATCCCCCGCCACTGTCGGCCAAGCCGCTGATCATCTTTGTCATGTCTTCCCAGCGCGGAGAAATATCCTCCCGACGTTCGACAAAACTATAAAGACCGATCAACAGTTTGTTGCGTTCATCTAACTGATACATCATCAACTGCCTGTTCTCGGCGGCCACTGACTTCCATCCCTCAAGCCGCTGTGCAGCAGTGTTCATTCTCTCCACAATCACTCTGTGCTTGGCTTCAGACAGTGTGGCAGCATTCTGCATAACCAGAGTCGCGAATCTTTCTTTGCCGCTTAGTAAGGCAGTGAGCCCCGCTTGCAATTGTTGCAGTAGAGTATCGCGCTGTGTCATCTCAGCACGAGTTACAGCTTGCTTGGCAGCATGCTGGCGCTCAGCGGCTTCGATGAACTGCTGCTTGATCTGCTGTAGTTGTTCGTACGTTCTGTGCGTCTCAGTGTTCGCCCACTTCGCGTACACATCGCGTAGCTGATAAATACGGTCGGCAGATTCAATGATCTTCTGACGAACGTCCTGCAACTGCGAGTAGAGCCGAGACTGTACCTCGATGCCCAATCTCTCGTTAGCATCCTTGGCAGCGAGGATAGCTTGCTTACCGGCCAGCACTCGATTCCGCATCTCTTGCTGCATCGCATAGACGCCACTGATGAGCGAGGCTTGGTACTTAAGAACTTCTTGCTGGACCGCATGTAACTGGCTTTTTCCGTCAAGCGATCGCGATCGCATGCCAAACTGCTGTTCGTATAGCCGCTGCTCAGCGTCGATCATCTGTGATCGCATGGCCCGCTGTTGATCGAACAGTCTACGCTCGTTATCCATTATCTGACCGCGCATGCCACGCTTTTGCTCGAACAGCCTGTGCTGGTTATCAAACCGCTCACGATTCAAGCGATCTCTGAGTAGCTGGATCTGCTCGTCTCTGTCCCGATGGTTGCGCTCGGTAATGTCAGCCACAATCGTCGCAGTAGACAGCCCACGCGTAACCAACTGTTGTAACTGTACCGACAACCTAGCCGCGAACTCTTCGTTTATTCGGGCTATCTCGGTCGCACCAAGCCCATCGAGAAAACCGCCAGATGTCGTATCGTGCGATAGATAGTCACTCTCAAGCAAATCAGCTATGTCTCTGGTGGCTGTGGCGTGGGCTGTGTAGTCCGGCAGCAGGAAAGATACGATTGCTCGAGTAGTTACCGCCTGGGCTGTGTAGTCGGTTCCCAGCAGGGTCAAGATGGCTTCGTAATCGGTCACATGATTGCTCACCAATGTGCCCGCACTTGTTCTGATCGTCCCCAGGTCTGTTGCGACAGATTGATAGTCAGTTCCCAGCGATGTCAGGATGGTGCCGACATCAGTCACGTAGGTATTGACGTTACTAGCCACGTTGGCCAGCAGAGCATCGATATCCGTAACGTGAAAGTTATAGTTTGCCAAAAGCAAATCGAACTGCTGTGCGTAGTCGGTAACGTGATCGTCCAGCACTGTTCCCAGCGAACCTACTTCATCCAGCACCGTCGTTATGTGATCGGTGACATTCTGCTGTAATTCCGCCAAGCGAGCGTCATATTCAGTGATGTACGCTTGCAGGTTGGTCTCTTGCTCGGCCAACAATTCGTTGATAGTGACTGCACTGGCAGCCGCATTGTCCTCTAGCTCGGTCAAACGCGAATCCATTAACAACAACGCGTCTTTTGCCTCAGTTGCATCGGTGGTCAACTGAGTGTTGCTGTCTGCGATGAGCGCCTCGACCGCATCCATGTATGTGTCTAGGTCGGTCAAGAACACGCCGGCTTGCGCGTTCTGCTCCTCTGTCTGCGCATTGAACTGATCGTGCGATGTGTCGATCAGGTCCGTCCAGTTGGCGATTATCTGGTTGTACCTGATCTGGTTTGAGTCCCTAGCTTCATTGGCGGCAGCCGTGTAGCTGTTGCACAGGCTCAGCAACACCTCTTGAGGCTTCATTCCCTCTCGTGTTAACGCGAAGTAGTTGGTTGGCGGTACTGTCGTTGTATCCTGGGTGATTCCAGTGATCTCGTACCCTTGCGCGACCAGCCACCCCATGACGTTCTCTGGAACGCGGGTAACAGTCTGCGTGCTCCACCATATGCCCAGATATGGATTGTCTACGCGAGGTAGAAATATCTGTCCCTGGCCGGGGCTCTGCTCTGGTACTTCTGGTATCGTCATGTCCCTATCTCCACTTTCCGCTCGGTTCCATAAAGCACACAGCGCCTTCCCAGCCCCAGGTTCCGCTCGAAGACAGCAGTAGGATCATAAATAGCCCTCTGGCTCGCGGGTAGCTTCGATGATTGACGCCAGCCGCCCATGTTCCGGTGCTGTGTACGTTCACTGGCGAGATATCGTTAGCCAAAGCTTCAATAGCCGCCTTCGCGTAAACACTGACTTGCTCTGCTGTGTCGCCAACCAACACCCTCCATGTCACGTCCGCACTGCCCGTCGCCGTGATGCCGTGCATCCTCGTGAGCCGCCCAGCGGTTTCCCCGTCGTTTAGCCTTATCGGTCCCATCGCCACATGCGAACCCTCATGGCTCACTTTGAACGGCCAGAATGCTTGGCGATCTGTTTCAAAGAGCCAATTCACCGCTGCGGTGGGAATGTAAATACGAACACCACGCGTTGCATGGTCGTACTCAAGTACCGTGTCTGCGTCAGTCACTCCCGTCAACTCTTGCGGGATGACATCCTCGGACAACGGTTGCACACCGTCGCCGCTTGCCGACACCGTGTAGAGCCCGTGCGAAGACAGGAAGTAATACCTGTCCAGATGATCGCGACACCACGCCCTAGGGCCAACCATACCAACGTCGCGTGAAATGTTTTGCAAGCTACCATCTGCGGCCGGATCCCCTCGCACAACCCACAGCGAACTACTTGTCGATGCCAGAAGATACGCATCCTTGTGTGGCACCAGCGCGGTGATGTTGCCACCCAGTTCACCAGCCTCGGATAGCTGGATCACAAATGGCCGTCCAACATCGCTTATGTCTGCGCTCATGGCCCAGTCAGTGTACGTTCCTTGCCGGCTCGCAAAGATCGCCTGGCTGACAGGGCGAATAAAGCGATCGCGATAGATGCAGTCCGCATTGCTGCTAACCCCAGGTGCATTCGTGCCTGGGGAAGCGACTACATAACCGCCAGAGTGAACCACGCCTACCGTTGTTGCGGCAGCGGCCGGAGTCCACGACCCTCCTCGTAAGCGTCCCTGGAAATCCTGAGTTCGCACGTTCAGGCTCCAGGGACAGGTGTAGCGATCCCGCTTCCCTACTTCTTGACGAATGGAAAGTCCTCGGCCAACGCCAGCAGGAAAAACGAGTTCCTTTGTCGCCACGTCATACCCTTACTACGACAGCGTTACGCCAACTTCCTTGATGACATTCCACTTGGTTTGTCCACCAACGAGAATGAGCGTCTCATCGGCTGCATTGAACGATGCGCTAGATGCACCAGTGCCGCCCTGGACGTTGGTCAGCGCAATCGTGGTAGCATTGGTGCCAGCACCGATGTACTCGATAGTGAGCAGCTTGCCCTTCATCGCTGCCGACGGTGCTGCGAGTGTGACAGCTCCGTTTATGGCGTTGGTGAGGGTAACGCGATTGACGGTTCCATCGACGGTGATGGCCGTTGCAGCAGCCGTGATGGCCTGCGTAGCCAAGTTGTTCAGGTTCGTGCCCATCTGAGCAATCACCGTCCACTGGAAGGTTGTACCTGTCTTGACCGACAAGAACACAACCAAGTCGCCCGCGTCGCCGAACGTGATCGAAGTATCACCAGCAGCGTTGTAGCCGCCCGTGACAGTCAAGGTTAGATCGCCACCGTCGGTGTCAAGCACGACAGAGGTTAGAATGCCAGCCTTGTCTGGGCGTGCCAGCGTTCTGGCTTCCGCTGTTGCTGTAACGATTGGAAACTGCTGCGCCCACATGGTTGGCGTGATGGTTCCACCACTACCAGGATCGTTGCCGACGCCTGGACCAACACCTTCAAAGGCTCGAAAGAAATCTCGTAAAACTCTGTGCGCCGACATGGCACGCTCCTCTCAAAAAAAGGTTCGGGGACACCCCGTAGTCCTAAGGGAAACACTATTAGTACGGTGGATTGTTTACCACCCAAGCTTCTATTGAACCCGCCCCGCCATTGCCACCGCTGGCAACAACGACTTTTATTCGCTCGTTCTTGATCGGAATGAACTCGCTGGCATTTGTAGCGGCTGCGCCATCCGCGACGGCATTGAGTAGTGCGCGCGGGTAGTAGAACACCGTGCTTGTACCTGCATTCGCTTTGGTCATGATCGGAATACCACTACTCTCACCAGTGATGGTCAAGTCTGCTCCGGTATCCATTGTCCCTGGCGTGTACTTCAGGCAAACCAAAAAGCCGTTCAGGCCGTTATTGTTTCCCTGTTGCAGATACACTTCTGCGGCACCACTGGAATTGCAAACGATGTCGGCTTTGGCTGATGAAAACATAATACTGCTCGTTATTGGATATATCCGTCGATGGAAACTGAGCCAATTCGCTGCTCTCGCAGTCGATACGCATAATCTACTACGCCAAACCTGCCGCTCTCGCTGCGAGGTGCGTCAGGCCCCAGTGCCGTTGGCGAGCTACGTTCCTGGTCGTCTCGAATGGCTAGGCCAATCAATTCCATGAATCGCTTCTCGTGAACGTGCTCCCTTTCCTCGAAGTTGTGCTCTGCCGCGGCTAAGCACGCTTCCAGGATGACCTGGCTCAGAATCTCGCCGCCGATCGGATAGAGGTTCGTCTCGTCGATCAAGACTGGCCGCAAGATCATTGGCACTCTGAGCGTGTAAACCTGATCTGGCGCTGGATACAGAGCCAGTACCTTGCGACTGCCGACCGTCGGATCGAACGTTGACGTTCTGACCGAATAGAACACTGGGCGACTGAACTCTGGATTACTTCCCTCAAGCTGGCGAATAGTCGCGTCGTGCCGCCACTTCACCGGCGGATACCAGGATTCAGGACTTGGGTAGTAAGTGAGATCGCTGTCATTGGCCACCGAGTCAAACGTGACATCCAGCGGTATCTCTGGCCTGGCCAATTGATAGCTCGATGCCGTGGCAATCGTTATCGATGTCGTGTCTAGAGTGAGCTGTGTTGCACTGTCGCGACTGGCTACCGAGTAATAGTGATTGTTGACTTGCAGGACACCGGCAGCAGCCCATGTCGGGAACGTGCCGCCCGTGAGCGTAACCACACCTGCCGCAACAGTGACCGTGCCAGTGGCGTAGGGCGCTGTGGTGGTCACATCGGCCAGCGGGTGCAGGAATGACCAATCGTGTGCTGCGTATACGCGACGCAGGCCATCGTAAATGCAATCGTTGATATCCGCCTTTTGGTCTACCGAGAAACTCTCGCGAATCCCAAACAAATAATGACCAACACGATTGCGCAAGGTTAAGTAGCTAAAGGCCGTTACCGAGGTGTCTTCCCTTGCCGGGATATCCACTTCCAGATGGTACGTTGCACCGAGATAGACGATCTCGACATAAGCCGTGTATGAAGCGCCGGCTACATCATTAAACGAATAGTCGTAGATGCCAGTTGAACTGTTGGTCATGTTCGTACCATCAGCCACAACTACAGCATCGGTGTCGTTACGCTTGACGCCAAAGGTGCCAGTGGGATCAGACAGCTTCGCCGAAGTGGCGTTCGTAAGAACGCCCTCCACTCGCCATTCGTGCGAAATCGATCTCGTTGCCATTATGAAGACTCGATTGTTGTGCTTGCTGTAACGTTCACTACGGCAGCGTCCAGTTTCGAGAATCGTCCTAGCTTTAAGTCTGTACTTGCAGGACTGCCACCAGCTTGGCGATATACGACATAGGACAAAGTTGAGTTGAGCGAAAAGGCATAGCTGCCCGTTGTCCCGTTCTCAGTACCGACGACAACGCCGGTTGACCAAGGCGATGAAACAAGTGGCTCTGGCTTAGCGTAGACAGTGTTTCCTGTCGTGTCGTCTGCGTAGTCTGTGTAAGTGCTCATATGTTACCAGGTGCTTAGTGCAGTCCTTTTCCAAGTATCCGTTGCAACGCATTGATAGAAGTAGTTGGAATCGTATGCGATTGTTCCTGCTACGCCCGTTGAACTGGCAGAAGCTGGAGCAGCAACGCGAAGTGGTAAGCCATAACCCACGCCACCCGCGCTGACCGCTGGGTAAGCAACACCGCCAACACTCACTGCTGTTACATAGCAAGACTCGTTTCCGCTGACTGGTGGCGTGTTTGGTATGTAGACTTCCAGCCCTGTTCGGCTTCTCCACGCCCCTTCAGCAAACGCAGAACCAGCCGCAAGGTAGATAGCTAAATTGGTGCTGTTGTTCGATACGAGCCTAGCACTGCTGGCAAGTGTTAAATCTCCAGATTCGACACTTACTTCTCCCGCTGCCCGTATGTGCGTAGCAACAAACTCAACTGCATCGCCTGTCAGCCGAACAGCGTCACATGCAAATGTTGCGCGCCCAAGGCTATTTGGAACGTCATAGGTCAAGTTGCAACTTAGGCTGATCTGCTGCGTACCGTGAATGCCATTTTTGAGAATGAACTCTCCTGGTTGCATCGACCACCAGATAGCATCTGTTTCGTCACCGTACTCAGTCTGGTAATAGTAGTGGCTAGGAAGCTTGATGTAGTGCTTGTTTGCCGTGTCGTAAAGATCGACAGTGTTTAGCTCTTTGTTTATCGTGTAACTGCGCAGGCGAATCTGCTGCCCAGCGGACAGGTTGTTAGCAGTGTCCCGAGCGACGTAGACAAAGTGCATTTCTGCGATCGGCAGACCGCCAGCTTCTAAATCGCCAGCGTCGTACCTCTGCTCGATGAGGATGCCTATCGCACATTCTTCGGTTGACTCTCTGCCGCCACCTGCTGCAAGGTTGTGGCCCATCCCAACGATAAAATTATTCGTTAGGTTCGGTGCGTTGTCCGTCTGGTTGCAAGTGAAGTTAAACGGAAGGTTAGCAGCCTTTCCACCGTCTGGCGGCCTTGGAACGATTCGCTGAATTACGCCGCCGTCAATAATGTCTGGCTGCACCAGTGGCACGTAACCGTCTTCAGTTATGCCAAGAACGCCGCCATTTTCGCCGATCTGTTCAGTTAGAACGAAATCGCCTGACACAGTAACTTGCGTGATTATCGATTGTGCTGTTGGTGTGAAAGCCATAACTGCCTCAACTCACTTTTGAGTGCACATCAAAAGAGAGGCGAGCGATTGCCCGCCCCTCCATAAACAAACAGAGGCTCTTACTCGTACTGAGCGCAAGCCCACCAATCGATCTTGATGTTCAATGCCGTGTCGCCAGCTTGATCCTTCGCGCCGATGATCGGTGCGAGGAACACATCGCCAGGGAACGTAGCTGCGCTGATCTCAGCGGCTGTCAGTCGAGCAGGGCTGATGTTGCCACCAGGCACGGAGCCGTTGACGTAGAACTCAAGCGTCCTTCGGTTAGCTCGGAATCGGAACCCGAGCTTAACGTAGGTGCTCGCCACTGCTGTGTGCAGTGAGTCAAGCTTGGTTTTAGTCGCACCGTTCTGGTACGTCTGTCCATCTGCCTTGTAAGAACCGTCGAACGCGGCACCTTCGGCGGCAAGATGCACGTAGCCGAGAAAATTCTTATCGGCTAGACCGCTGGTGTCACCGAAGAACAAGTCGGTAGTCGACATGCTGACTTCACCAAGACCGATGCCAATGTCCCACTTGGCTGCCGTGATCGCCGAGATGCTCAAACGAGCTTCAAAAGCGAGATCCTTGTCTGCCAGCTTGAACGGCGCGCCAAGGCCACGTCCCCACTGCACGACCACTTCGTCGTTGTCAGCGTTCCCGTCTAAGGCGAGTTGCAACAAGCCCTTTTCGGTAGCAGTATCAGCGATCTGCTCAGCCGTGCAGCCTGTGCCTTCCAGAATCTTGTACGGACCTTCATTGCTCGTCGCAATAAACGAGTGAAAGTCGTCGAAGAAACCAAAAGCGTTATTTCCGCTTGGGCTCTGGTACGAGCTGCCGAGCGGATTCATGTTTTGCGGCGCACCAAAATCTGACCAGAGCTTGGTTGAAAACAGCCTGGTCGCAAGTTCTTCGTAATGCGTGTGCATGTTGCACTCTTTCTTGTAAAAGGAAATATCCCAGCTAAGGGTGGGCGTCGTCCCTGAAAATGTGACGGGCGTTTTTATCGTCCTGCCCGTCGAAAAGGACGTTTACTTTCAGGCAGCTAAGCCTTAGGTGGTTTCAGTTACGGTGTTCGTGCAGAAGCCACGGAAGTTTCCGCGACGATTGAAGCAAACGATTTGCACCGAATCATCCATGCAGCGAACGCGAACGTTGCTCATTTGTGGATGCTGGAATGCTTTACGCTTGCGCATCTGACGACCGGCAGCGTAGTACGCTTTGAATGTCGCCCAGTTCACGCCCAAGATCACGCCGTCAGTGCGCTTGTTAACGCTGGCTTCGTTAGTCCAAGCTGGAACCCAGTTCATGGGAACGCCACGGATGTAAACCGTGCCGCTGTGCTTGGCCATATCGTCGCCAATGTTGTCGTTGCCCAATTGCAGCAAACGGCGACACTGTGCTACGCGACTGTGAGTTGTGAGCAATTCCCATTTCTGGGTTTCTTGGTTCACGATGTCAGGCCGCTGCACTGGCGGCTTGAATGAACAAAGATCCATCGAGTTGATGACCTTCTCGACGAAATCCTCACGGTCGACGTTCGTGTATGGGAACGTGCGATTTCGCCAGCCGTCGTAAACAATTGGATCGATGCCACCAACACCGTTGGAGCCCCAGCCCACTGGCGCGTAACCGTCGAACCCTTCTTCCGAATTATTCTCGGTCAGGCTGTCGTCCGTCGCGGTGATCCACCACAACAGCGATACCGGCGGGAATGGATCTGTCGTCGGCCCAGACGGTCCAGGACCAAACATGAGATCTTCCATTCCTTGGTAGAAGGAAGTCATCAAGTCAGTTTCTTGACCCTTCAGGTAGTCATAGATCTGCCTGCCGCCGGTCTGGAAGATTTCTTCGTCGATGTCGTAGTGGTAGTTGTTGGTCGTAAGACCCCACTTGAGCGAACCTTCGGAAATCGTGTTGATGCGGCCCGAAGTATCTCGATGGTACAAGCCAACCACTTGGAAATTGTTGTTAGTGCCTACCTTGATCTTCCACTTGCACTGTGAAGTGCTCATGGTGTCTTTTTCAAGGTTGCCACTGAACAGTCGCGATGCGTACTTGTACTCTTGCAACGGCAAGGAAATATCCTGCGCCGCCAGCATATCTTCGCCAGCAAACCGCTGGTGAATGCTGTTTACGAAGTCATCAATTTGGTCAATGCTTAGTGCCATAGTGCACTGTCCTTATTTGTTATGCCCGCTCAAGTTCTCTGTAGAGTCTGTCCGCTGCCTCACGAGGATCGTCGGAAGGCGGCAGCGGCTTCGTTGGGCTTCCGCCCAGTCGTCCGTCGCTCTGTCTGGAAATCTTGCGAGTCTGTTGTTTAAGTCGTTTCTTACTGAGTTCATCGCCAAACACCATGTTGGCGACGCGGCTTATCAATTGCTGAGACAACTCAGCCGGACGGCCAAGTTTTTCGAGTCCAATCATCTGTGCCTTGACGGCCACATTCAGGTCCCTGCGTCGCTCTAGTTCCTTCTCTGACTCTTTGCCGGTTGTGCCGAACAAATCGGCATGCCCCAGTGAATCAATGAAGCTGTCGAAACGCTGCTCCTCCTCTTTGGCCATCGCTTGGGTGAAGTGGGCCTCCAAGACTGCAAAGCGAGACTCGTAGTGATCGCGCATTCGCGTGAACTCACCGATGATCTCTTCGTCATACAGTTCAGGGCTCAACGTAACCTGATAGCTGCCATCCTTCGGCGTTTCCGCCTTGGGCGTGTCGGCCTTTGGTTCTTCCTTTTTGGCAAACTGGCCAAGTTCATTTCGAACCTTGGTTTCGCCTTCAGCCATCGCCTTGCGGCCAGCTTCGAGCGCCGTTTTGTCAAATAGGTGTAATGCCCGATCCAACTCCTCACGACTGGCAAAACCGGCTAGTTCCGATTCATCAATGCCGATCGCGGCTGCCTCAGCTTTTACGTCATCAGTCAGCCACTCAGGGCTTACTGATTCGTCGCCGGTGTTCTCGCCCTCCAGGGCGGTGTTACTGTCGGAATTGTTCTCGACAGGTGTTTCTTTTGGTTTGTCGCCTGGCTGTGGCGTGTTCGCGTGTTCGTTGGTGATCTGCGCATCGGACTTGCGTTCCCCGGCGCGATCGCCTTCGATTTCCTTAATCACTTGCTCAGCGTATGCCTTGATGTCTTCTGAGCTGGTGTCAGGTGTTACGTCTGCGAGGTTATCTAAAGCCATAATCAATCTCCATACCTTAATGCGCAGCCACATTTCGGGCTGCATGTTCGTTGACTCGTTTTGTGTGGCACTCTAACCATCGGAGTACCCGCCATCGTTATCGACCAACCCACGACGCTTCAGAAACTCTTTGCGTGCGCCACGGCTGGTGAATCGAACTTGGCCGTTGTCGAGAACAGCGGCCCCTTGAATACCGTGGCGGCGAATCAGCTCACGAGCCTCGCCAACCTGTGACTTCATAACGCCAGCGCCATCGGACACTAGCGGATCGTGCTCGCTGTACGTGTTGGCGGTCATCGCTGGACCTTCCAGCTTCTTCTTTGGCATCAGCCGATCCAGCTCTTCCTCAGTGACTACGCGACCGTTGTACTTGCGAACTATTCCGCTCACGTTGCTACTCCCCCTGGAACTACACTGGCTTCCAAACACACTTCCACGTCATCCATCTGCTCAGCAACCTTGATTGCCTCGCTGAGAGTTGGCGCTTGCACCTCTCGCCATTCGTGTCGCCACTCGGCTTTTGGATCGTCGTTTTTCAATCGCACATTTACATGGCAGATCATGCCTTTGATCCCACCCATTGCGCGAAGGTCACCAGTGAATTTTTCTGATGTCATGCTGGTGCCCTATTTAACATTGCGGATTGTTGTTTTTTAAGTTTCCCGCCGCACTCGTGGCTACATGTACGCTGTGTCTTCCTGCGAACGACGAATCCTTGCTCGCATACAACGCAACACATCAAAGACTGACCTCCACCAAACCTTGCTACAGGAAGGTATGGGTGCTTTCCGTGATGGCATTTGCCGCACAGAGTAACGCCATTTTCAATGTCGTCTCTTAATTCAGGATGTGACTTCCACGACTTCAAGTGATGAGCTTGTAGTCGTGTGGTAGCGCCACACTCAACACACTTCAGGTCTCGATTAAGAACCGCAAGCATCCACTTTTCGTGCTTGTATGGTCGGCCTGGATTAAATACCTTTGTCTTGCCGCGATTGGCAGCAGCGGAGCACTCACGAGAGCAGTATTTTCTATTTTTCTGACACTTGTATTTTGCGGTAAATGGCGTTCCACACTTTTGGCACGTACCAGAAGGCAATGGCTTTCTCTGCGAATTGCCACGGCACTTTTCGCTACAAAACAATCCTCGCCCTTTAAGAACTTCGTTGTTCTGGGCAATAAAACCAGCTCCGCAATCTATGCATTTGCGATGTACGGGTGGCGCTCTTTTGATCGTATGTTTACCCATCATCCCATCCCCTGCAACATCGATGCTTTTTGTTGCGAGTTAATTTGCGGCTTGCCGCCCATAAGCGTCTGAACTAAAGCATTGGACCTAGCCTGCTCCGTTCCTCCTCCGCTCACGTTCCTGCGCACTGTCTCGCGCACTGTGTGCGCCGGTGATCGCACCGTGTTCTGATCGCCGCCAAGCATGTCGGTGGGCGTAGCGAACGTGATGAGCTGCTTGATCTCTGGCTTGTTCATCAGCCGAGCTAGTTCGTCGACCAGCACTTGAACATTCAGCGTTGCGCCCGATGCCTGGAACATGGGCCACAAAGGGGCAATCTGCTGGAGCACCTGAAAGTATTCCTGCACATGCTGCTGAGGGGTCTTGAAGACCATCGAGTACGGTTCAACGCGGAACTCATAATCCTCGAATTCGCCCAGGCGATTGTCGGGCGTCCAGTCTGATCGCACTTGAATACCCGTAGTGCCCACTGGCATCGAGGTTTTCAGTTCAAGCGTCTGATCCTCCCACATCAACCTGCCGAGATCCAAGATGCACGCAGAAGCAAAGTTCACTACGGCCACTCGCATGTCAGCCACGTTCTTGGACAACTGACCGTGAATCAATTCCTCTTGACCGACGGTACTGGCCTGCGCCCCAAGCCCGCCCATCGCTTGCAGGTTGCCGGCAAAGCGGTCGTATTCCGTTTGAATGAATGTGGCCATCGCCATGTCGCGCTGGTCAACGCCACCCATCTCAATTTGCTTGATGGCTTGTGGATCAGTGATGCGCACCCACTCATTGCGGCCCGCATTTCTGAGACGATTCGCGTCATCCTCTTTCCCTGGCGGATACGCGTTCACAATCCGGTGCGCGTCTGAATCATCTTCCATCCGGCGATGCAAGCGGTTTTGCAGATCGTGCATGCCTTTCAGGTTGATGGCCGGGCTTGTTGGAATCACGTTATCAGGCGTGTCGCCCAATGACAGGAACTTGTACGGTCCAGCTTGCGAGCCAGTCCATTCGCGTTCAATCAGCGGCTCCATGTCTTCTTGATCGCATGCCATCGTGACGATGGAATTGTTTTCGGCGATCCAGATATCCATCAACCAGACCATATCCTTCAGGTCATTGTCCTCGGCATTGCCAGAGTCCGAAGCGATGTCCCGCGCAGCACCTGTCTGGTCATGGTGAGTTCTGGTAGTCGGACTGAGCTTCTTTTTGGCTGCCTTCGAATAGCCCGGTTCATCCATGACCTTTTCGTAGTCCGCGCGGTAGCGATGTCCGCAAAACCGCATCTTGCTCAGTTCCTTGGCCGACATATCAAGAATCAAGTCGTCCAGAGAAACCCGGTTGAACCAAGGCTGGCCAGGGTCAAGCCAAACATCCTCTTCCGATTCCAGCAGGCCATGAAAGCGTGTGTCTGTGTCGCGCATCATCACCACGCCACAGCCCAGGCAAAAGAACGCGTCCAGCACGATGGCTCGAAACGTCTGGTCGAGTGCCATGTCGCTGATGAGCTTATTCAGGTTGACCTCAAACCTGCGGGCAAACGCAATCGATTCTGATCGCGGCGTAGACACCAAGACCTGCGGGTTATTCGCTGCCAGCGAGATCGTGTAGATGCGTGCCGTCTGGTTGATGAGATTGACGAGCGTTTTATTCTCTGCACCAGACTCGGAATACCACGAGCCAACGTAGTCTTTGATTAGCTCTTTGCGCACTCTCCTGAATGGCTCCAGTGC